CCAGTCCATTACTGGACCGGGAACCCCGGGACCTTGACAGTCCCGCCTTCGGGGAGATCTCCTCTCCTCGAGGGAACAATCACGTGGAGGCTCTAGGAATCCCAAGGAGTTGTATGGGTTACCATATCATCACCCTCAATTTCCAACTCATCGGCTTTGCCGGCGAGTATAAAATCGAGGATCATGGTAGGGTTCCCCCATACGTAAACTACCTTGAGTTTCCAATCAAGCCTTTTACAAAGTTCTTCATAGGACGCCGCCTGTAGTCTCTGGTAGACATGAGAGTCTCTGGAGAGTATCTTAGAGCGTGTATGAAGGAATTTTCGAGAGATTGCCCTCAAAGAAGGAACCTTTTCGATTGCAGGTAAATCAGAACTCCAGGACAAAAGTCCTTGAACCTGACCCCGTAAATCGGAAAGGTAATCCTTTAAGGGCATCCAACCGTGTTCCTTCATCCGCTCTTCGATGGGGTTTAGGGTCCACCACTTCGGGTAGACCTCGGTCTCAACACCATTAAGGAAGCCGTCAGCTCGCATCCTCTCGATGTTCATAAATGAACATCTAGAGAGTACGTACTTGACCACCTTATTGGTCTTCTTACCGAGGTCCCCGGAGTAGTTCGGATCCCACAAACTTCCCAAGCTCTCCAGAGCAAGGAGGTTCTCTATGTTGTAGTCGGACCTGAAGAGAATCGAAAGCATCCTCGAGGTTCGGGGACTGAGAAACTGAATTTCCTTTCGGAAATGCGGAAACTCTAGACCCCCGAACTTTCGAGGAAGCCAAGGTTCAATCTTCAGGCGAATAGCAGTTTCAAGGAACTCGTGGTATCTCCACCAGAGATAGGTGGCGGCACCGGCATAGATCGGACCACTCCACCACGCGAGCTCCTTGGACGCTGCTATTCCTCGACTCCAACTTGGAGGAACCTCCTTCTTACCGGGCAACCTCGAGTCAGGTGTACTGAGGGAACGGACCCTTAGGATATCTAGGAAGCGGAGCTTTTTGGTGTTTCGATCCAAAAAGCATACTTGCTTCGTATATGTCCCAAAGGTCCGAGACCTCATGTGCACCCCAGCAGAGATGATAGCCCCTCCGAATGGGAGGAGGCGCTCAAACAAAAGCGCCCTCCTCTTAGTCGTGAGGGAAATCTGATCATCTCCGCACCTCGATGTAAGGGGGTCCCCGCCGGTTTTTCGAAACATAAGTTTCGAATACCGACCCTTCAAAAGGTTCCTTATGATTTGATCAATCGACCTTCCAGGAGCGGCCCGGAGCAAAGCTCCGGACAACTCCCAGAAGAACCTATTGAACAGATTCAAAAGGAACCATGATGATGGGTTGGCCATAGGGATCCCACGACTGGTTGCCGTGGGCTCTACATCGTCTTCCAGATCTTCATACAATACCTCCATCGATGACGTGGAGAGGGGTCCGAGGACCCTTACCAGTAAAGGGGTAGAGGGATCCGACAGGTACCCTGAGAGAAGTTGAGACGAGACATCCATATGGAACGTGTCTGTAGCCCTGGTCAAATCCAGAGACAACAGAACACGATCCTTAAGGAATGTCTCATCC